CTACATTCACTACATCAACAGCATATCAAGACAATACATCTTTTGCTACAAGTAGAACTACTACATTTAATACAACTACAGCATATCAAGATTCAACAACATTTGTTACTAGCACCGCTTATCAAGACAATACATCTTTTGCTACAAGTAGAACTACTACATTTAACACAACTACGGCTTATCAAGATTCTACTACATTTGTTACAAGTACAGCTTACCAAGATAATACATCTTTTGCTACTAGTAGAACAACTACATTTGCAACAACAACAGCATACCAAGATTCAACAACGTTTGTCACAAGTACAGCATATGTTGATAATACAAGTTTCTCAACTACTAGAACAACTACATTCGATACAAGTACAGCATACGAAGATAGTACAAGTTATACAACTACACAAGCAACAAATACAGCGAGAAACACAGCGACTTCTCAGAGTACTTCATACAGCACATCATTTGCTACAAACACAGCAAGGAATACAGGAACTACACAATCTACTAATACAAGTAGAAGTACAACTAGAAGTACAAATACAGCTAGAGATACAAATACTGCGCAGTCAACAAACACAGCAAGGAATACAGCTACATCGCAAAGTACAGCATACAGCACTACCTTTGCCACAAACACTGCTAGAACTACATCAACTACACAGGCTACTGATACTACAACTACATTTAATACAAGTACAGCATATGTTGATAATACATCACAATCAACTGCATATGAGACTGCGTTCCAGACTTCTAGAGCAAGTTCAAGAAGTACAGGTACAAGTAGAGTTACAACTACAACATTTAATACAACAACCTCAACTGGAAGTTCAAGAGCAACAGATACAACTAAATCTACAACTACTACATTTGAGACTACACAAGGAACAACTACAAGTAGAACTACTGCATCAAGTAGAACTACTACAACTACATTTAATACTGATACAACTACTGTTGAAAGTAGAGGTACAGAAACAAGTAGAGAAACAGATACTGTATATAATACTACACAATCAACTGCAAGTTCAAGAAGCACAGGAAGTTCAAGAGATACAACTTCTACCTTCGATACTACACAATCAACTGCAAGTTCAAGAAGTACAGCATCGAGTAGAGATACTACAACTACATTTGAAACTACACAAAGTACGACAACTGCTTACGATACTACAACTACATTCGAAACAAGTAAGAGTACACAGAGTTCTAGAGGGACAACTAGAACTACAACATTTAACACTACTAGAGCTACGGAGACAGATAGAACAACAGACCATGTTACAACAACTACTTTCCTCACAAGCACTAGTTTATTTGAAAGAACAACCGCCTCTCAGGCAGGAACGCTATTTGGCACAGAGGTCGCAAGTGCCAATGACTTCGTAGCAGGATTCTGGGACGGCTCACAATGGAGTGAATCATAATGTCAGATTTTAAAAAAGACACAGAAGTAACGGCAGAATATGTAAATGATAAAGTAGAGAGTATGGTATCTGCTTTGTTTGATACACTTTCGGAGACAGAGGAAAGATTAAGAAACTTAGAACAAAAATACTACGAGTTGAAAAATGGTCAAAGCTAAGAACAAACTTCAAGCATTATCAAAGAATGAAGAAGTAGGCGATATACCAACTCATTTTTTTAAGTCAGGTTCGAGTATGAGACCTAAAGATGACTTACTGAATTTAAATGAATTTAAACATTATTTAATACCAGAAAAGCACAGAGGTTTAGGTTTTGACTACGACATTTGGTTTAATACTAATGAGAACATGACCATAAGAAAATGGTTGTATACAGATTTTCTAGGTAAAGGAATATATTTTAGGGTTACCTCTAAACCAGTAAATACTAAATTATTTGATAGTATTATATCTTCAGACATAGAGATAGACGAAGAACGAATTGCAAAAATAAAAAGTAATTTACAAAATAAATATAGTCTACAATGGAATACAGAATTTCATGATAAAGTAATTTTCTTACCAGGTAGTAATTTACTATCTAAAAGAACAGTGATTGACATGAACAGAGTCAAAGCACTAGTTGATGAAGGTTGGAAAATAAAACCACACCCTATAACTGCTCATGTATTTATGGCAGAACTTAGGATTAGATTTGGAAAAGAAAATGTACTAGGTAAAAAGGAAGGTGGTTTTGAATTACTAATGAATTGTAAAGAAGTGGCAACCGCACAGAATAGTGAAATGGGATTAATCGCATTACTACTAGGTAAGCCAATTAGGTTAGTATCATATCCCGTAGAGAAAAGGGAAAAGTCTTTACTAACTTATGAAAGCTTCTATGAATCATTAGCAGGCACTAATGCCAAGGAATCAATATTAAAATTGTTTTCATCAAAAAGGTCAGGGATAATTTTTAACTTTGATGAGGACGCAAAAGAGAGATTAGATAATTATTTAAATAATTTCTGGGAGTATAAAATAGTAACAAATGGTTGAAATAATACATCAATATAAAAAAGACTGGACTATGTTCTTTCTTGCATCACTACTCGATAAACAAGACGAGGACTGGCGTCTGCATGTCTATATCGACGAGGTACATTGGAAAGACCGTGAAGTTAGATGGATGCTCGATAACTTCAAGAGAATCCAAATTTATGAATCTCATTGGGCATTAGATGACACCGCAAAACAGCTGTGTCACTTAAAGAACTGGTGGAGTGATAAAACTCCTGGTTTAGGTAAAAGATTAATTTTTGCAAATGGAAATAGAATTTTCAATGGAAAAGTCATAGGTAACAATCTACCGCCAGAAAATTTTTTCAAGAAGAATTTATCGTTCCTATCGTGGAAGAAGGTATTTAACGAACACCCAACTTATAAAAAATATTACAAAATGTTATTCAATGCGATACAGCCCGATAATCCTAAAGAGTTCGACCCCGAATTTGTAATTATAAATTATGATATCTTAAAAAATATGACTGATGATGAACTCTTTTTTAAACAGAATCCTGTAACTGGTCACATTGATGATAAAATTTCAGACGCAGGTAATTTAACTTTAATGAGAAGATTGATGACTTATAGTTGGAATAGTATGCCTGTTTACATGAACGGTAAAAATGATTTCTTAATTGAGAATGATGCTATTGGATTAAAAGATTTAGTAAACTATAATGTTATGATGAGAAAATCCTATACAATCAATTTACAACATAAGTGGTTAGTACAAGACTATAATAAATTATCTACTGGTATGCAACTAGCATTTCCTTGGGATATGTATACTTCTCTTATTGATAAGATTCCTTTGCAGTTTAGAAACCACGAATTAAATGAAAAGTTACTAATTAAAGGTAATAAACAGAAGCAAGTTCTGGAAAAGATTTTAAAAGTCGGTTATAGACTAGGTAAGATTTAGAGTTTCTTTTTCTAAGTCTGATAGAATAATCCATTCAAGAATACCCTTATCTCTCATCTCGAGAACTAATTCTTTTTCTTTTGGATTATGGGGATTTACTTTTACAGTTGATACTGGCATATGCCAGCTAGATGGGTAGTCTTCGCCTGTCTTAAAAGGCAATGATTTAGAGAAGAAGTCAAAACCTATCAAAGTAAGACTCTTATAATTACACTTACGCACAAAAAATAATATAGCCCAGAAACCTGCAGAAGGTCTCCACCCAAGAGGTTCTCTTTCAACTACTCCTAAGTCTTTATTTATTTTTCTTATCTCATCTTCAGTAAACATAGTAATATGTGGAAACTTTGGTTCACCCGCTTTAGCTGGTTTATCCAAATGTATTCTACACCTATTGTGTAAAGCAAGTGCGCCAGGAAACATTCTATAATAGTTTTGTCTTAGATATCCTGTTACCCAAATATCTGTTCTATTTCCTATCCTATCCTCGTTTTCTTTTCTAGGATATCCTTGTCCAAATCTTACAATAGTATCATAAGACTCTATTTTATCTTTTAGATTATGTTGTAGAATTTCAACTGAGTTTCCTACTAAGAGGATATTTTTTTGTTGTGTAAGTTCTTGTAGTGTTTTAGCCATTCTGTTGAGTAAAGCATGTCATCATGTATATCTAGCCACGGCCCACCATCTGTAAAGTGGACTGCTTTTGCACTTTTGAATTTGTAATAATTTACCATAGCATTATACTCTGCAGGTAAATCACCAATCTCACTTGCCCAAGCAAACTCGTGTAAGTCTTTTCCAGACCAAGAATTTACTAAGTCGCTAGTTAATGAAAAACATTTATCGTTATTAAAATACATGAGAGATGACCAATACTTTTTTGGGTAAGACATATTTGCTTTGCCTTTCATCTTCTCATGCGGTGTTGTTAAAAATGGAGGGTGTTTGACTACCCACACACTTGGAGATTCTGAACTCTGCTTAGCAAAGTCCTCTATTTCTTGTGGGTCACATCGCCACATAAAGTCTCCATCGCAAAATAGTGCGTAGCCTTTCCACTCACATAAAGCAGGTACGAGGAAACGAGTGAAAGCAAACTCTGTGCTTTCACCTTGATACGGTCTAGTATAAAGACCTTGCTCCTCTAATTCTGATTTTACCAGCGGTATGATTTCATGATTTGGATTATACTTTCTGATAGATTCTGCACATACTTCGTATGCTTCAGGATATTCTCTTTCAAACCCTATAAAGATTTTCATTTCTTTAATCTACTACCCAAATCGTTTACATAGGCTTGTTTCGCTGTCTTTAACGCTGCAAGTTGATTCTGTGTTTCAGCTATTTTAGCATCACAGTAATTCATAGCATTTACTAAAGACTTCTGCTCATCGTCCATGTTCTCGACTTCATACTCTTTTTCGTCAATCGTAATTTTCATTTAAATATATCCTGCCAATTTCCTTGTGTACTAGCCTTAGCATACTCGGT